TAGTATCTGTTAGTAACTTTACGATTGAATTTGGTTTTTTTCGACACTGTTCTAGTGCGATTATTGCTAATAGATAAGATTTTCCAGACTGACGAGCAAGCAACCAAACAAGAGTTGAATTATCTGGTGCATCGTAGAACACATCGCGCATTTCCTTTTGAACAGCGTGACATTTCCATGAAAGTTCGCCCCTGCTCCAAAGTTCAGCGATTGCATCCCTTTTATTTATTTTTTGTTTACTGGATTGATTCATTTTCTAACATTTTAAGAAGATCTTCGTTATTCATTTTTTGAGTCTTTTCGCTATTTGACTTTGAATTATTTTTGGAAGCTAAAATTTTATTAAAAATTTCAACTCTCTTTGTTTCTTCCAATGTTAGTTCTCTATCTAATGATATTTCTTTTAAACGAGCTAATTGAACTCTAGAAATAATTTCTTCATCACTTTCTCCATTGTCTTGATAAATAAGAAAATTTTTTTTATCTTCTTCTAAGACTGGAGTTGCCTTTTCTAAAAGATCCTTCAACTCGATATTTTCTTGTTCAAGAAGTTTAATTTTTCTAGTTAAAGATAAAATAGTTTTATACTGAGCATTAGCGTACTTCTGCAAAGAAGTAACGTCTTTATACTGTTCTATCATTTTATCAATATCATCTGACATAAATTAAAATTTAGTTGCAACAGATCGTACTTGTGATCCTAGTTTGATTGTAGAAACGTGTGAACGAAGTTCTTCTATTTCCTTTTTATTTAGTTCTATAGAATGTTGAATTTTTTCATAATCATTTTTTAATTGCTTTAGTTTACTGCTCTCCGATGCATGTTCTAAATATGCAATCAATGAACAAATAATCGCAATCAAAGCACAATCTTGGTACTGCACTCCAGTAACAAGTGTTTTGATAAAAAATGAAACAAATGACAACAGTGCTACATTTCTAACTAAATTATAATGCATTCTTTTACTACTACTTTCTTTAAAAATTCTGTTAGCGTAAACCACTTTATATAATTGCCTAAATTTGGCTTTTGGTATTGCAATAAGAATTTTCATAAATAGTTGTTAATTTAAACAACTTTATATATGGAACAGATTAATATAAAGGATGGATATTATGTTTGGGATAAAAATCAAGTTATTTGGATAAATAATTACTTTAAAACTTCTGAATTTTCTTGTAAATGTGAAAATAAAGATTGTGTTGAGCAAAAGATATCAGTTGACTTAATCAATCGATTAACCGAAATGCGGGAATATGTAAAAAGTCCAATGAGGGTGCATTCGGGGTTTAGGTGTTCCAAGCATCAAGAGGAGATAAGAAATAGCGGAACATCAACGGTCGTAGCTAAAAAAAGCACACACGAATTAGGGAATGCTGTTGATATTTCTGTTTCTAGATTGACAACGCCGGAACTAGTCAAAGTTGCTGAGTATAAGTTTAAATCTATTGGGATAGCCAATAATTTTATCCACGTTGATCTTAGAGATGATAAAGTAAGACGCTGGAAATATTAACTATTCGCCACATTTATTCCTAAAATCTTCACTAACTTGCCTCATTAATTCATCATTCGATATTTCAGACACATACGCATTCATATAGTGATTCTTATCTTCCACATGATCTAAATCTAAAAAGCAATGACCAAGTTCATGATACATAAGCTGTTTTTTAAAATTTTCATTTGCCATCTCCCAATATTCAGGATCTATAGAAATAGTAGCAGAGATAGCTGAAGATGTACAAAGACCGATAATTCCACTAGGAAGCTTTTTATACCTAATAACAATTTTATTGGGTAGTTTTCTATAGGAACAGTGTCTGTTATATAAAACCATGAACTGAGAATAATAAAACTTAAAATCCTCTCCCACCGCAACTACAGGGGCATATACATAAGTTGCAAATGCTAATAATATACTACTAAAAAAAAGTAATCGTCTATTCTGTTTCATTGGATTTTCTTTTCTGTCTAATCTTTTTCATATTTTCGTGAGCCCTCTTGACATTACAAGATCCACACACAGAGCCGTTCCATAACTTACCCAGCTCATCCGTAAATTTTTTATTTTTATTATCAGGATACTTTCCTACAAGGATACGATCCTTTAATAAGTTACAAAGCTTACAAACTCTTTTATCTATTTCCATAAAATACTTCCTAACTACTACCCGCTACAAAATTACACTTATTACAAGTTAATAGTCCTGTCTGGGGATGATAACTCCATTTATGAATACCCCCAGCTTCAGGAGGGCAAGGTATAGCTGCGACCTTGTTTCTATTTTCTTTTTCTTCTTTTAATTGTTTTTTAGCTCGTTCATAATCAGCCATTAGAAACACATAATAAACAATCATTGTTATAAACGCTATTAGTATAAAATGCATATTAATCCTTCATTGTTTCTATTAAAAGTTTAAAACTTATCCAACATATTACTGTATTTAATAGTAAGAAAATAACCAAAATCCCATATTCTTTAACAAATTCCATAACTTACCCCCAATTACCAACTATAATGGAGTTACACGTTTTGTAACCTAGTAGGTAGTACGTAACAAACAGCGAGCTTATAAAGAGCGAGCTGCGAATAAAACAAGAGTGATTACCGACTAAAGAAAATTGATCGTTAAGCAGAGGTGTATCCACAATTCGTAACACCTTTTCTGCAATTGAGAAAGACGAAAATACCTTTTCGGATTTCGAAAATTTATTACTATATACCCATACATAACACCACATATCCATACCTCTACACCACACTACCCTTACGTTTATAATATTCTTTAGTCAGAATATTATCGGAGTAAGTGATTGTGTAGAATGTATTGGAATAGTGTGATGTCATGAATTGGTTAGCTTCATCCATCTTATTAAATACACCTACAACTAGTTTATCGTTACGTTTATTCACCAGTACAACATGTATCTGGTAGTCTTTTGTAATAAGGATTTTAGGTTGATATACAGACTCACCGTTATGTTTTCTGTACAGGTTGTATCCTTTGTTTCTATAATGATCGATCCAATAGTTTAATCTTAACTTACGATCAGTTTCTATTTCCATATACTCTAGTATCACAAAGGTAAGGTTGTTTCTATCCTTTACCATCCTTCTACAAAAATGAGACTTATCGAGTAACGAATCGATGTTTCTAGATACAGACGAAAGGATATTGTTACTTTGAGAAAGGTATACAACACGGTCTCTTTCGTTAATAAATGCCCATATTCCAGGGGTAGATAGATTTACTAGGGTTCGGTACTCAAGCATAAAGAAACACGATATAACGACGTTAATTGACTTTTACAGCATCTTTAAAATCAATTAGTTACAAACTTCAAATTATACTAAAATCAAATAATATAGGTTTCTATACTATAGGTACTTTATAATAAATAAGGTAATAGATGCTTATAGTTATCTTATCTATTAAACTCAGTACAGGTATAGTTGTTTCTAGAATGAGGGTTGTTTCTATAATTATATAGAAAAAATGTAGATGTTGACTATGCTATAGCAGCAGTTGACCAAAGTAACCCTACCCCCCTACCCCCACCTACTCCCTACCTGGCATAGATCTTGCACATTACCAGAATCCCCAGCAATATCAAGCACTTAGCTAATACTACCACAATCCCCAGCAATATCAAGCACTTAGTCGTAGTGATCGACTTGGTGGGGTCTTTTGTGGTATGAGGAGCCTAGTCGGTAAAGGGGAGGGGTGATCTACCCCCATCATTATATATAATACAAGCGGTGTCGAAGAAATAGACAGTGACGTTTTTTGTCCGACACTTTTTGTCACTTAGTG